AGATCAATGCAAGTCATTCAAGAAATGGACGGGTGCAAGGTCTACAGGTTCTATGATGGAAACTATCACTACGTCACTAGATGTGGCGCCAATGTAATAACGCGCAAGAACTGGGATGAGAATTGCGGCAAGGCTTGCACCAGACATAGAACAGAAGACATTACAACGGAGGGAAACCAATGAAAACACCTGAAGACGAAGAGTTCGAGCGCATCAAGAAAGAATCAGGATGGAGGAAGAGACAGATCGCTACAACCATCCAAGTGCCTGATCTGTACCGCAACTACATCTTAGAAGAAGTGGCACAAGAGTTTGACAAGATGAAATTCGGAGATACATCCGTATCGTTTGCAATATTTGTAAGGAACATGAAGCGATGAAGACACACGGAGGACAACGCACAGGATCGGGGCGCAAGAGAACGCTTCTCAACACACGGAGAATGTGGGTACTGCGAGAGCAAGGCAAGTCATACCGACAGATCGCCGAAGCCTTTGACATACCCACGCACATCGTGAGTTATTATTTTAGATTCATAGCACCAAAGGAAAACAATGACAAAGGCCAATGAAGTACAAGTGGCAGGCGACCACTACAAAAAGCAAGCCATACAAACATGGGACTACATCATCGCCAACGAGATCGGTTACATGGAGGGCAACGTCATCAAGTACGTCTCACGCTGGAAAGACAAGGGAGGAGTAGACGACTTAAAGAAAGCGCAACACTACCTCACCAAACTTATTGAAGTAACACAGAAAGGACTTCCATGAGCACAACGCCAGAGGGAAAAGTCAAAGCACAAGTCAAGAAGATACTGGATGCGCATAAGATATACCACTTCTCGCCCCCCGGCATGGGGCTAGGTCGTGCGGGGATACCCGACATCATTGCGTGTCACAATGGACGCTTCATTGGCATCGAGTGCAAGGCAGGTAAGGGACAACCTACGCTGCTTCAGTCTCGGGAACTAGGGCGCATTGATCTTGCTGGAGGCAAGACCTTTGTGATAAGAGAAACAAACGTCAATGACATTGTGGAATTTATATGGGCGAACAATTAGAACAAGAAGAGTTGGAGAGCATCGTCAACGGCATGACTGAGGAAGAGAAAGAACATTTCAAAAACACCCTCAGTCAAATCGTTAGATGCTACGCCAAGGATGGGCCGAGTGCTGTGCTGATAGTAGGCTGGGCAGATGAGCCAGTTGCAGGAGTCACAAGCATTAACTCTACACCCATGACAGCGGCACACCTACTCACATCAGCAAATAACTTTTTTAACTACATGGCGTTGCGTGATGCACCGCCACGGAAGGACTTTAATTGAAACCATACGACCGAATACTAACAATTGACTTTGAAACACGGTGGTCTAAATCAGATTACACGCTATCAAAGATGACCACAGAGGAGTACATACGAGATGATAGGTTTACCGCGTTCGGAGCTTGTATCCATGAGTATGGAAGCACAGATCCAATTGAATGGTTTGGAGGATCAGACTTACCTGAACTCTTTTCAAGTATCGACTGGGGACGAACAGCAGTCCTTGCTCATAACGCACAGTTCGATATTGCCATACTCGCTTGGCGGTATAGCTGCCAACCCGCTTTTATCTTCGACTCGCTATCAATGGCACGAGCTTTACGTGGCGTGGAAGTTGGTAACTCACTCGCAAAACTTGCGAACGACTTTGGTTTACCGGCCAAAGGCCAAGCTGTACACTCAACTGATGGAGTTCACGAGCTACACCCCGCGCTCGAAGGAGAGCTCGCTGAGTACTGCAAACATGATGTGTTTCTGTGCGAGGAAATTTTCAGCAGGTTGGTTGTATCCTATCCATCTAAGGAACTTAGGCTCATCGACATGACGTTGAAGATGTTCACGCAACCAACGCTCGTGCTTGACCCTCTTATGTTATCCAACGCCATCGAAGAAGAAAGGACATCTCGTGAGGCTCTACTACAAAAACTCGGCATTGGTGAGACTGAACTCGCGTCGAATCCAAAATTTGCAGAACAACTGCAAAAACTCGGTGTGGTTCCCCCGACTAAAGTATCTAAAACTACCGGGAAGCAAACGCTTGCGCTTGCTAAAAACGATGCCCTCTTCCAGACACTACTCAACGGTCAACGTGAAGATGTTGCCCTTTTATGTGAAGCGCGTCTTCGGGTTAAGTCAACGACTGAACGTACGCGAGCGCAGAGGTTCTTGGACATCAGTCAGCGAGGTAGTCTTCCAGTTCCGCTCTCGTATTACGGAGCGAAGTCGGGTCGCTGGTCGGCATCGAAAGGCTCGGCCATCAACATGCAAAACCTCAAGCGTGGTTCATTCCTACGCAAAGCGATTATGGCTCCCGATGGCTACCAACTCGTTGTGGGGGATCTCTCGCAAATTGAGCCGCGAGTCCTCGCGTGGCTTTCTGATTACCAAGACATGCTTAGTATCTTCCGGTCTGGTAGCGACGCTTACGCGGCCTTCGGTGCGCAGATGTTTAACATCCCCAACCTCACGAAAGAAACACACCCCGATCTACGCCAATCGGCAAAGAGCGCGTTACTGGGCTGTGGCTATGGACTGGGATGGGCTTCATTCGCCTCGCAACTATTGGTTGGATTCCTTGGTGCACCGCCGGTCAGATACGAAAAGAAATTTGCCAAGACATTAGGCGTAGACCCTGAGTACATAGAGAAGTTCTTGGACTGGGATGAGAATGCCAAACGCTTGGATGAAATACCGCACACCTGTAGCGAGCAGGAACTTGTGGTGCACGCCGTTGCATCCAAGAAGATCATCGACATCTACCGTTCAACAGCACATCCCGTGACGACCTTTTGGGAGATGTGTGCGGGGCTACTGGAGTCCGCCCTATACGGGGGACGCGAGTATAAATACAAATGCTTGACATTTCGCAAGGAAGAAATAGAATTACCCAACGGCATGAAATTGCTGTACCCCGATTTAAGACAAATTAAAGATGATAAAGGTAGGAGCCAGTATGTATACGGGCCAGACGCTACCAAGTTATACGCAGGAAAGATAACGAACAATGTCACACAGGCGTTAGCCCGCATTGTGATGACAGACGGAATGCTAAGAGTATCCAAAAGATACTTCGTAGCAGGCACAGTGCATGACGAACAAATCGTAGTCGTGCCGGATGCAGAGGTGGAAGACGCTAAGACTTGGGTCTTGGCGCAAATGTGCATGGAGCCAAGCTATATGCAAGGCATACCATTGAACGCAGAGGTCGGCGCTCACAAGCGCTATGGTTTAGCTAAAGGATAAAGGAGAAGTATGCCGATAAACAAAATGCCAATACCCAAAACAATTAGAGTTGGCAAGAAGAGATACTCCATCGAAGTTGTTGAAGCCTTGCTTCAGCGCCGAGTGATGGGACACATAGATCACGACAAGCAGTTGATCCAGATTGGACGTAGGAGCAATTACACAGGTAAGGCTTACACCAAAGCAATGATGACCGATACCTTTTGGCACGAGTTGGTTCACGCCATACTCAACGACATGGGCGAGGATTCATTGAACAAGGATGAAAAGTTTGTCACGGCATTTGCCAACCGCTTAACACAAGCGATTCAATCAGCACGGTTTTAAGGAGACCCAATGAAAGTTACATGGTCACACAGTTCTCTAAAGGACTACGAGGGATGCGCTAGACGTTATCAAGAGGTGAAGGTCTTAAAGAACTACAAGTTCACAGAGAACGAAGCCACTCGGTACGGCACAGAGTTCCACAAAGCAGCAGAGGATTACATCAAGGACGGCACACCCATACCCGCACAGTTCTCTTATGCACAGGCAACACTCGATGCGCTAGTTGCCAAGCCCGGAAGAAAGCTGTGTGAGCTACAGATGGCACTCACGACTGATCTAAAACCCTGCGATTGGAAAAGCCCAGACGCATGGGTCAGAGGGATTGCGGACTTGCTGATTGTGGACGATGAGAACATGACGGCGTGGGTTGTAGACTACAAGACAGGCAACAACAAATATCCTGATAGGGAACAACTCAAACTCATGTCCATCATGGTGTTTGCGCACATGCCCCATATCAGGAAGGTGAACTCAGCGTTACTGTTTGTGGTCAAGGACGATATGGTCAAGCACAGCATGACGGTGGAGCAAGCCGAAGGCGAGTGGTGGCAGTATCGGCAACGAGTGGCTAGAATTGAGCAAGCCCATGACACAGGTGTGTGGAACCCAAAGCCTACGCCCTTGTGCCCTTGGTGCCCAGTGACAACGTGTGAACATCATCCAAAACATTAGGAGTCAACATGACACAAGTAAACGGCAAGCGTGACTACAAGCACGCATACAAATTGCAAAAGAAAACAGGCGAGACAGCAGATCAACTTGAGAGACAAAAAGCTAGACGTGAGTACGACAAGAAAGGGATCGATCGCAAAGGCAAAGACATCGACCACATCAAACCCTTACGCAAAGGCGGTAAGACAGAGCCGGGCAACTTGAGACTGCGAAGCAAAAGCGCCAACCAAGGCGACAATAAATAAAAGAGGGAAGTAAATGCAAATCGTAGAAGACAAAGCGCTGTTGTTCCGCACAAGGAACCCAGCCAAATACAGCATCATTCCAAAACACAAAGTGTTTGAAGTCGAGGATGGTTACGAGATAGCGGTGTACTGGGGATTAGATGAATGCAGGGTGCTTAAAAACTTAGGCGTCAAGAACATCCCATCCCCCATCACAAGGCGCTATGACTGGCCAGGTCGCTTCGCTCCTATGGAACACCAAAAGGAGACAGCATCTTTCCTGACCATGCACAAGAAAGCCTTTGTGTTCTCAGAGCCCGGCACGGGCAAGACACTATCGGCATTGTGGGCGGCTGACTATCTGATGAAGAGAGGCGATGTTAGGCGCTGCTTAATTCTCTGCCCCTTGTCCATCATGCAGTCTGCATGGCTGAGTGACCTCAACAACAGTATCATCCATCGCTCTGCCATAGTCGCACACCACGCGCAGGCTACCCGCAGGATCGAGATGATCCAACAAAATTATGAGTTCGTCATTGCAAACTATGACGGGCTGAACTTGATTGCCAATGAGGTAAAGAATGATGGGCGCTTTGATCTTGTGATTGTCGATGAGGCCAACGCCTACAAGACCGTCTCTACGAAAAGATGGAAAGCCTTGAAGTCAATCCTTACCCCTGAGACACACCTGTGGATGATGACAGGAACCCCTGCATCGCAGTCCCCAGTTGATGCGTATGGGCTTGCCAAACTTGTGAACCCAACGGGTGTGCCGATGTTCTTTACGGGCTGGCGTGACAAGGTAATGAACAAGATGACCATGTACAAATGGGCACCAAAGCCTGAAGCAAAAGACTTGGTACATGAGGCACTACAACCCGCCATCAGGTTCACCAAAGAGCAATGCTTGGATCTCCCACCTGTGATGACAATGACGCGCGAAGTACCGCTGACTCCACAGCAAGCCAAGTACTACAACATGCTCAAAGATAAGATGCTTGTGCAAGCATCGGGTGAGACCATCAGCGCAGTCAATGCGGCAGCAAGCGTAAGCAAGCTACTACAGATCAGTTGTGGTGCAGCCTATACCGATGACCATGAGGTTGTTGAGTTTGATTCAGCGCCAAGGCTCGGTGTGTTGGAAGAGATCCTTGAGGAGACACAACGCAAGGTCATCATCTTTGCCATGTTCAAGTCAACGATTGATACCATCCATGCACACTTGCTCAAGCGTGGCATCACCGCTGAGTTCATCAACGGAACGGTTAACCCATCAAAACGCTCGGATATTATTAGGAGATTCCAGAATGAGGAAAACCCTAGGGTACTCGTCATGCAACCGCAAGCAACTGCGCATGGGATCACCTTGACAAGAGCAGATACCGTGATATTCTACGGCCCCCTGATGAGCGTTGAACAGTACACGCAAGCCATAGCGAGAGCGGATCGCAAGGGACAGGACTCCGATAAAGTGACCGTCATTCACATTCAAGGTTCACCCATTGAGAAGAAGATGTTCAAAGCATTGGAGTCCAAGGTTAGTGATAACTTACTTATCACGCAGATGTTTGAGAATGAAATAAATATTCAAAAGGAGGTTGCAAACAAATAAATTCTATGTACAATGTCTAACGCTAGACAAACAAATAACTAAACAGGAGAAGTAAAAATGACAGTAGAAACAGAAGTAGAGGTAATCCCTCTGGATCAATTGGCCAAGGTCTATCGTAAAATAAAAGTACGCATGGACTTGGTTCAGAAAGACTTTGATACACAACTTGAAACTCTAAAGGGGCAACTCGAAGAGATCAAGTTGGCAATCAAAGATCAGATGAAGGCGCAGGGCGCCAAGTCTGTGAAGACCGATTTCGGCACACTCAGTTTGGTAACAAAGACACGTTACTCCACAACCGATTGGGACTCGTTCAAGCAATTCATTATTGACCACGAAGTCGTTGATCTGTTGGAGAAGCGTGTAGCCCAACTGAACATGTCGAAATTTCTTGAGGAAAACCCAACCCTCGTTCCCCCCGGCCTCAACTCTACAACAGAGTATGAGATCAAACTTTATAAAGCAAGCTAATCACTATGTCAAACATATCCGTTTTTAATCCCGCACAAGTACCAGCATTCGCACAAAACAGCGAGTTATCCGACACAGCCAAATCCCTTATGGGTGGAGCTATTACATCAAGCAAGCGCATCTCTATCAAAGGTGGTGTGTTCCGTTTGGTGGCAGGTGGCAAAGAGATTGCCTCTATTGAAGAGCGTCACCTCGATGTCATTGTGGTGAAAGCTGCGCCCAAAGTCAGCCGTATCTTCTACGCCAAGTCCTACGATGGTGACAACATCACGGGGCCTGATTGCTGGTCGAACGATGGTGAGAAGCCCGATGCGTCTATCAAGGCGGCTCAGTCTGCGACTTGCATGACTTGCCCACAAAACATAGCCGGATCAGGTCAGGGCAATAGCCGTGCTTGCCGTTATCAACAGCGCATGGCTGTGATGTTGGCTGACAATCCTGATGATGTGTTGCAACTCACGTTGCCCGCAACGTCTGTGTTTGGTAAGGAAGATGGCGACAAGCGCCCACTCCAAGCCTATGTGCGTCACCTCGCATTGGCGTCACCTCCTGTGGATGTCGAGAAGATCGTCACTCGCATGAAGTTCGATACCAAGGCCGAGTCTCCCAAGTTGTTCTTCGCTCCTGTACGTTGGTTGACCACCGTAGAGTATGAGTTGGGCAAAGCCAAGAGCATGACACAAGAAGCGCTCGATGCTGTGCGTATGACGGCTTTCCAAGCCGATGGCGGTAAAACAAAATCCGTTCCAGTTATCCCCGCACTTACAGGCAAACCTCCTGTGGATGTCGAGGACGATGAAGTTGAAGCCCCCAAGCCAGTAGCCAAGAAGCCAAAGGTAGAAGCCGTGGCTGAAGCTGACGATGAGCCAGAAGTTCGCAAAGAAGCGGCAAAGCCTAGCGCTGTGCCCGCCAAGAAAGGCAAACTTGCTGACATCGTATCTGATTGGGATGACGAGTAAATAAGGTTTAGGGGGTAGCAAGAGCGGTCGCAACGCGTAGGTCGGGGTTGGTTTATAACCTTTCTGTCCTCGTTAGATAGCACACATACCTACGGTAGCGTTTCCTCTGGCTGGAACCACGCTACCCCCACCCTTAACTTAAATCATTATGCCGTACTCAGACAAAATTGTAGATTTAGTAGCGAAGTCGCCTAAGACCTTGGGTAGTACCCTTGGTCGATGGGCGATCCATTTGGACTTCCCCGTAACAAAGATTGCTTACGCATTGGGTGTCACTCGTCAAACAGTTTATAACTGGTTCGAGGGCAAAGATGTTTTTGTAGCGTATCAAAATCGGGTAGAACTTTTAACAAAAATAATGTCATCCTCTAAAACGGCTGACGAAGCATGGAGAAGAATATGCAAGGAATACGACCTAGATCCCTCAGTAACACGGAACTAATCCAATACTGCGCCCTACATTTGGAATTGGCAGACGACCGCACGAAAGACGGACAACCCTTGGGCAACGGTATGCCTCTTGAATGGCAGATAGAGTTGCTCAGACGGTATATTGCTTTGGCTCCCGTAGAGACACACGCTTATCCCCAAGACGGGCAGTTGGATTTATTTAAATAACCCGAAGGAACTAGATGGAACCGCTTGAGTTTCTAGCGGCGGTATTACCGCCACCGGGTAACGGACGCTACTGCGTAGCCGAACTCACGAAGAAGAAAGAGCACTTCTATGTTGATACGCTTGAAGAAGCGGAGTCAAAATTAGAAAGCTGGAAGAAGAGCAACTACGACATTTACTTTGCTCTCGGTACATTTGGCGATGAGATGAATGAGAAGAAGACCAACTACTCACGCACCGCTACCAATGTGCAGATGGTTAAGTGTATTGCCGTGGATGTAGACTGCAACCATCCAAAGGATGTGCCCGATAAGAACGGCGTCATCAAACCAAAAGCGTACCCTTCCGCACAGACTGCTGCCAAAGCGATCATGGATTTCTGCGATACCGTTGGATTGACGGGCTTGGGTAGTCCTTGGTTGGTGGCATCGGGCGGTGGCGTACACGCATACTGGCCGTTCAAAGAAGCGGTGCCCAAGTCTGAATGGGAACCTGTGGCTGAAGGGTTCAAGCGCCTGTGCTTTCAGCACAAGCTTGGCATTGATGCGACGGTAACGGGCGATGCGTCTCGGGTACTACGCGTTCCAGACACCATCAACAACGGTGTTAAGAACAACACGCGGGTACGGGAAGTCACGCAAGTTAAGTTCAAAAATGAGGGCGACCTCTTTGAGTTTGATGACTTGAAGGCGCTCATCACCAAGGAATTGGTAGGTACTGCGTACGAAACCGTCATGGCCAAGCCCAAGGGGAATTCCCTTAACTTGCCCGGCATCCCTCTGGCCTCATCGGGGACGACCAGTGTCTCTTCTTTGTTCC